TTTGTCAAACCAAAGAGTCCCTGTGCGGCTCCTAAGTCCTGTTGCCTTTCTAAACCTGCTTGCTGTATTGCTGATAAGGCTGCTGTGTTCTGTGCTTCTGCTCTAGCTTTATCTAATGCAAACTGCTCTGGAGACCCGCCAAACTGTGCTGTACGCAGCCCTGTGCGTCCCTGAGACTGCAAAAGTTCTTGAAGTGCTAATCTCTGCCTTTCTTCTTCAGGACGCTGTGCTGCACGTATACTCTCGTATACATCAGCTTCTCTAGTAGCCCTAGTGTCTCCTGTTGCTGCTGCTAAAGCAGCTTCAGCCCCTGATAAAGCGTCCGACTGAAAAGTAGACACATCTGGAGCTAGCCCTGTAAAGTCTGTTAAAAGACCACCAGTAATCCCTGATAAAGCTGTTTGCCTTGCTGTTTGCTCTGGAGTTAGGGTGGTAGTGTAGCCGCCTTCATCAGTAGCTGTTGTAGTACCAAACCCTGTAGTTACAGTAAAGGGTTCAAACTTAGTCGCTTTTGCTGCTTCAGATCCTATTTCTTTAGCACCTGAAGCTATGCCGGAACCTAAGTCTCCTAAGCGCGTTAGTAAGTCATTATAGGCAGTTAAGTTTAACCCTGAAGTTGCAAGGTCGCTTAACGATAGGTTTCCTAAGAAGTCAAGAATACCCCCAGTTTCTTTGGGGCCAGTGGCTTCATAATAATTTTGGTCGGGGTAATACTCTACTTCTGACATTATTCTATCTCTCTATATCACTATACTTGTTATTACTGTTGCTGCTGTTGTACCTACTACAGTAACAACAAGCCATGCCAGCTTTTCCCATCTGGCTGCATGACTGTCAGCCACTTTCTTCAATTCCCTTAGCTCCACTACAGCTTCAGCCCATCGCTCACCACATTCTCTTTCATGTTGAGCTATACGTTCTAATGCTTCTAAAGCTATGTCCATCTCAGTATTGACAGTCATGTGTGTTTTCACCTATTGCTTGGCTTTGCCAATGTTAAGTGCAATTACGTCCAGCAGCTTGTATGCCTTTGCAACCCATACGTCATCCTGTGGCGTGGGTGTCATGGCAGCTACAGCAGACGCTAAAGCTACAGCAGCGGTAAGTACGTTGAATACGTCAAATATGTATTCCATGTTTAGTCTCCTTTAAGGGTGTTTACTTCGGCCTGTAGAGCCGTTACTTGTGCGGATAGTTCTTGGACTGCTTTGACTAATGGGATAACAAACATCTCACGAGATATTCTTTGAACGCCTTTTGAGTCTTCTTCCCAACCAGCCCAATCATCAACTCCAGCAGTGTCTAATGCCGCCTTTACTTCTTGAGCAATAAAACCGTGCATAGTGACATCGGTTTCCATTGTGTTATCTGCTGGATCTGCTTTGTAGAGGTGCTCTAATTGAGAATCTGTAGAATCAAGCTCGTGGCTTCCTTTCCAGTTGTACTTGACGGTTCTAAGATCGTTTATGAAGCTAAGGCCAAGATCCGTGTCTGTGATGTTTTTCTTGAGCCTTTCATCAGATGTTCTAGTCCAAGTGGCGTCTGAACCAAAATGGTTATGAACTATCCCTGAGCTAGAGCCAAAAGAAAACGTCCCGTTTGAATCCCCATTAATGTCGTGACCTAATGTAATTTGGTTTGTCCCATCAGCAGCAGATGGATTTACATTTCGTCCAATACAGATATTTCTTGAACCCGTTGTAACCGTATCACCAGCATCTTTGCCCATAAATTGGTTGTCATCGCCAGAAGTTATGCTCGTTCCTACGTTATGTCCTACGGTGGTGTTATTACTACCCGTCGTAACCCCTATGCCAGCTTGGGTTCCTATGAAAGTATTTGCACTATTGCTATTACCACTAACACCGAAACCTGCGCGGTATCCAAAACAGGTATTAGCTACTCCTGTTACGTTGTAATAACTAGCTTGGAATCCAGCAATAGTTGCGTAGCCTATTTCATTCCCATGATTCATATTGACGGCAGCTTGCGCTCCTACTACAACATTTTGATCGCTTTGATCATCTGTAGTTGCTGCTCCGTATCCAATGTAGACATTGTTGGTTCCTGTAGTTACTGCATCACCAGCGGCCGCTCCGATAATGGTGTTCTGAAGTCCAGTTGTAAGACCATGCCCTGCGTTATAACCAAACAAAGAATTATTAGAGTAGCTATTACCGCTTGCCCCTGCACCTGCTTCATGGCCTACGATAGTGTTATTTGTTCCCGTTACATTGTAGTAACCTGCTGCATAACCTACGCCTATATTGCCTGTAACCTCATTATTTGTGTCACTGTTTTGTGAAAATAAAGATGAATCTCCAACCGCTACTGAACGATCTCCTACGTCATCAGTTCCAAGAGCAGAAGAACCTATTGCAACATTTCTAGCACCAATCGTAATTGCATCACCAGCAAGACCACCCATAATTACATTGTGGGTTCCTGTGGTGAGTCCATTACCTGCGGAAAAACCTACAGCCGTATTGAGGGCATCTGTCGGCGAAGTAAAGTTTTGAGTGCTTAAAGCTCCGTAACCTAATGCAGTAGATTTGCTACCCTTGGTATCTATAGCTAAAGAGTCATAACCGACACCGACGTTGAAACTACCTTCCGTTAAACCGTCACCTGATAACGCACCAAGGAGCGTATTACGAACCCCCGTGGTGACTGCCTCACCTGCAAGATACCCCACGGCTACGTTGTAAGCATTACCGTCATAATTTTGTGTGCTTAATGCCCATGTACCGACAGCAACACTAGTATGTCCCGTATCTTCTGCGTCTAAGGCTCTGAAACCTATGGCTACATTATAATCACCCGTAGTAATTGACGTACCTGCATCATCTCCGACAAGTACGTTGTAGTTGCCGCCAGATTGAATGCTGTTACCTGCGTTGACACCAAAGCGGACGTTTGAGGTTCCGGCTGTTGGAGTGGATAGAGAGCCATCTGAGGCTATAACAAAACGAGAAACATCAGCAGTAATAAAATTTAATTGATCCGTTGAAGGACTAGAGATTCCAAGCCCTGCGTTAAATCTTATAGACGCAACGGTAGCGTTACCCCCATCACTTACTGTTAATTTACCGCCAGCAGTTACATCAGAATTAAACGTAGCCGCACCCGCTGCTGACATATCAAGGGTGAGGGCTGTAATTTCTGAGCCACCATCATTACCCATAAATATCATGTCTTGGTCTGAGGCTTCAGCTTTAATATGGAAATTACTGCTGCTTCTGAAGAATGATCCGTAATGTGTTCCGTCATCTTTCAGCAAAACACCATTACCAGAGCCTTGAGTGTCTGCATCAAGGATGATCTCGCCAGCAGCATCAAGTGTTATTTCTTTGCTAGAAACTAACTGTAAATCCTCTGACCCTGCTGTGGTGTTGAAGGTAATTTTTCCTTCATCGTTGTCACCACTGTGTCCAAAATTGATTGCAAGAACAGAAGAACTGCCTCCAAGAATGCTAAACTCTGTATTGTCATCGTCTTCAACAGTTAAGACTGTTCCAGATGTAGCACTTGCTCCACTTGATGCTTTTACAAAAGCTCCTGTAATTGCAGCAAACGTACCATCAATATCTACATTATCAAGGTTAGTAGTGCCATCTACGTCTATATCGCCTGAGATGTCTAACGTAGCAGCATCTAGCTCACCAGTAATTGTAAAGTTGCGAATGCCTGTGTAATCTTTATTAGAATCAAGTATAACAGCCTTAGAAGCTATTGCAGTTCCTACTGCTGTGCTACCAAGGTCTAGTGCGTTAAGTTCGCCTACAACGGCTGTAATGCCATCAAGCACGTTAAGTTCTTCAGGAGTGGCTGTAATAGCTGTAGTAGACACTGCTGCCAATACAGGCAAAGTACCGCTTTGGTCAGGCAAGCTAATTGTTCTATCAGCAGTAGCGTCTACACTTGTAAGCGTAGTTTCTGAAGCATCCGCTGTAGCTCCTTCAAAGATTACAGCGTTGTTTGCAGTCATCTGTACAGAGTCTACAATAGTAGTAGTACCCGCTACAGACAAGTCTCCAGTAATAGAAAAGTTCCTAACGCCTGTAAAGTCTTTGTTAGAATCCAACACTACCGCTTTAGATGCAATAGCTATACCTACTGCTGTGCTGCCTAAGTCCAGAGCGTTTAACTCACCAGTTACGGCAGTAACACCATCAAGAATGTTTAACTCTGCTGCTGTGGATGTAACTCCGTCTAGGATATTCAGTTCAGCAGCGGTAGACGTTACGCCATCAAGGATGTTCAGTTCTGCCGCTGTGGACGTTACGCCATCCAGTATGTTAAGTTCTGCGGTTGTACTAGTTACACCGTCAAGTATATTTAGTTCAGCGGCTGTGCTTGTGACGCCATCAAGTATGTTGAGTTCCGCTGCCGTAGACGTAACCGCTGTGCCATTAATAGACAGTGCGTCAGTTTCCAACGTACCGTCAATGTCAGCATCGCCTGAAATGTCAAGAGATCCCGCATCTAGTTCTCCAGTAAGTGTAATGTTACGGAAGCTAGATACATCTTTATTTGCATCTACCGTTACAACTTTACTTGCTACTACTGTGCCTACAGAGGTTTCAATGTCATTTAAATTTAATTCAGCAGTTGTAGCTGTTATACCATCTAGTATGTTTAACTCTGCGGCAGTGCTAGTTACTCCATCTAGGATATTAAGTTCTGCTGCGGTTGACGTAACACCGTCCATAATGTTTAGTTCTGCTGTAGTTGCAGTAACTCCGTCCATTATGTTTAACTCAGCAGTAGTCGCTGTGACACCATCTAATATATTGAGTTCAGCAGTAGTGCTAGTTACGCCATCTAAAATGTTTAGTTCAGAAGCAGTAGAAGTAACACCATCTAGGATATTTAGTTCTGATGCGGTTGACGTTACGCCATCTAGGATATTTAACTCAGCAGCAGTAGCAGTCACTCCGTCCAGAATGTTAATTTCTGCGGCTGTAGAGGTAATTGCTGTACCGTCTAAGTTAATAGCGTCAGTGTACAGCGTGCCATCAAAATAACCGTCCTTAAACTCTAAGGAGCTAGTACCAAGGTCTACGTCATTGTCCGTTACAGGTGCAATAGCTCCGTCAGCCATTGTAAACTGTGCAGTACCTGCGGCACTAAAGGCTAAGGTGTCCGCTGCGCTAAAGAACAAACCAGTGTTAGTGTCGCCTGTGTTTGTTATGGAAGGATCACCAGCAGTACCGTCAGGAAAAGAAACCACACCTGTAAACGCTGGACTAGCAATGTTTGCCTTGGTTGCTGATGCAGTTGCGATATTATCAAACTCTGCATCAATCTCAGAGCCTTTGACAATCTTATTAGCATCACCAGATACTAAAGAGTCTTTAGCTGTAAAGTTAGTTGTCTTTGAGTAATTTGTCATACTAATTTGCCTATAAGTGCTTCAGTCTTTAATTCCTGTATTGACAAAGACCTTCCGTTAATTGTTGCGTCTACCCCAATAGTAGCTACTGCGCCTGATCCTGTTGATTTTACTTTAGCGTCTTCTACAATAATAGAGGCGCTGTATTCTGCTTCGCTTGTGTTGTACTCAGCAATCCCGTACTCTGCTATATTAGAGTTTGATATTGTCAGTGCTTGCTTAGTGTACGCTTCTGTGTAGTCGTAGCCCCAGTTAAGAACAAGACTACTGCCTTGACCGCCAATAACCTTAAAGGTCAATTCTTTAAGTATTTTAAGTCTTGAAGGATCACCGAAAGCCAACGGCTGTGTGTAATACTTCATTGTGTAAGGGCTTGTGTCATCTAAGTAATCATTATACTGATTTATGCCCTTTGCTGTGCCTAAGTACACAGTTCCATTTGACGCTATAGTTCCACAAAAGATTTTAGTGGAGGGCCAAGTTGTTACACGGTTGCTTCCGTCCTCTAGCGTACCTCTCATATCAAAGCAGTACACAATAGAACTGGAAGGATAAAACAATAAGTAAAAAGCATGTTCCGGGCTGTATACTGACTTAATGTTACCTGTCTCTGCGCCTGTGTAGTAGATTATATCATCCCGTACATTTTTAGACACATTGCCAATAGGGTTAGATTTTTCTTGGATAGTCCTACCTAAGCTACGCACACCTGAGTCGGATAAAAATATCAGGTCTGTTCCTGTGTCCTGTACGCTGTCTCTGGCTATGCAGCCAATACCTGTAATAACATCAGACAACACCATGCTTGCAGGAGCAGATGCGCCTGAATACAGTAAGATACTTTGCTTACCAAAGATAACTAAAAAGTTGTTAAACTCTCTAATAGCTACAATTTCATCAAAGCCTGTAGGCCAGACTGTAGTTAGGTCTAAAGATCCTGACGTACCTCCTGTCCAATCGTCACCGTCTAATGTGTCTGAGAAAAACAGAGTATATTTATTACCTGTCACATCTCCTGCCCATAGACGACCAAAGGCTGCACAAGCCTCATTTGCGTCAGGAGCGTCTGAAGACAGCACTCCTATAGTCCCTGCGCTTGTAGTGTATTCTAGTGCGTCGTGTCCTCTCTGAAAGAAATAAGCGTCACCGTTGAATGAGACAATCTTCCAGTTGTTTGCACTGACTGTCATACTGTTTGTAGCGTCAGTTAACGTGGTAGTACCTGTGAATATCTTATTGTTACCTGTAGAAAAAACGACAATGTTACCGTCGCGTTTAGTAAACTCAAAGATAGTTTCTATACCAGCACTAGAGCCTAAAGCAGTAGTTGCGCTAGTAATTTTATCTATACCCTGTCTAGCACCAATCCTACCAAACTTATCAATGACAGCATTCTCTGCAATGGATGCAAAGGACGAATCTTGGTTAACAGGAGAATCCTGAGTGTTTAACCCACGAAACCCCGGCGCGCCTACGTATATGCTTTGTCTTTGTTGCGCCATTATGGGACTCTATAGATAAATTCTTCAGGGTTCTTATATGCGTCTAGCGCAATCTCGTCTGATAAATGACGGTCTGCAATGAGGAAGTAATCTTGTGCAGTCGTGCCGCCTGTCTCTCCGCGCTCTCTTGCCAGTAAAGCAACTGCAAGGTGAACGATAGGATTAGAAGGCACTGCAGTCGTGTCTGTGTCATTGCTTAGTGCGCTTTCCCTCGCTATTAAGTCAAAACGTAAAGAGTATGTACCGTCCGGTGTAGGGTACAATGTAACTTGTGTATCTTGTGAACTATCTACACCTGAGTAAGTAAAGTATGACGGTGCACCGCTAGTAGACCCAGCGTTGTATACTGCATTATTTACCCATGTTGGTGTTTGATAGGTAACAAAGAAATTAGAGGTGTCGTTAATGACACTGTATATTTTAACACGTTCTCCAGCGTTTGTCAAGCTATATTCTGAAGTTCCTGACGATGTTGTGACAACTACTGTAGTCCTAAGTGCAGACCAATCATGTGCGTTTTCTACCTGTGTCTTTGCATCGTTTACAAAGTCACCTACCATCTTAGAGTACGCTGTGTTAGCTACTGCCGACACTTCATCTTCACGTAAGCGTCTAAGTACGCTGTTCACTAATGTTAAGTATTGTGTACTCATCCTATTATGTTCCTAAATAAACTGGGTGCAAACTCTGGTGTTTGGTACATAGTTGCTCTTTGTACTGGTTGAGGTGCTTGGTATGTAGGTTTGAACATGTAGTCTTCAAATAAAGTTTTAGTAACTCCTTGTGGTCTTAACATTCCTGCTGCTAAACCTACCGCTAATCCTGCTCCAGCGCCGACGCCTGATCCTGTGCCTGTACCGTCGCCACTCCCATCACCACCGCCTGTTCCAGTGCCTGTACCAGTGCCAGTTCCCGTGCCTCCACCAACATCGCCGGGGTCGCCTACGTCACCAGTGCCAGTTCCGGGAGTAGTGGAAACACCTGTTCCAGTGCCTGCAGCATCTGCATCACCTGTACCCGTACCTGTAGCAGCGGCATCTCCTGCGCCTATTGCGTCCGTGGGGCCAGTAGTTCCTGTGCCAGCACCGTCAGCACCTGCACCTGCCTGATCTTGGTCTGCAGCGGTATCGCTTGTACCTAGATCCGCACCTATACCAGCCCCGCCTGTAGTTGTTTCTGTAGGTGTTGTAGTTGCACCGGACGTATCTGTTGATGTAGTGTCTGTTCCTGAAGAAGATTCTTCACCAATAGACAAACCAAGTCCAGTTGTAGTTTCATCTCTAGGGGATTCTTCTGTTTCTACTGGCTCAGTAAATTCTTCTACTATTTCACCTGTAGTTTGGTTTTCCCAAACTGGTCTGTTTGTTTCATCGCCTTCTAATCGTCCCTCTTTGAATTTAATTCCTGTAGGTACGTGTATCCAGCCATAAAGGTCATCAGGATCTCTGAGCCATTTGCCTTCTTCGTCTACAGCTCTTGTAGTTGTAGTGCCGGTGCCTACATCAGTGTCGCTTGTAGTGGTGCCTGCTTCAGCATCAGCCCCTGTATCACCACCCTGTCCAGCACCAGCGCCCTCACCAGCACCGCCTCCACCGCCTCCACCATCACTGCTTTCTGTCGTAGTTTCTGTTACTTCTGTTTCTACTTGTTCTGGAATTTCTGGAGCAGGTACTTCGGGTTCAAAAGGATCTTTATAC